GCCGGGGATGACCGCCCGGTACTGATGATGGCAGGTCAGAAAGGAAGGTGTTTTGCATGAGCTACAACAAGCTTCGCGGCAAAATCCGTGAGGTGTTCGGGACGCAGGAAGCCTTTGCTGAAGCAATCGGGATGAACACAGTTTCCCTTAGTCAACGCTTGAATGGGAAACTGGAATGGAAGATTTCCGAGATTGCGAAGGCGTGTGAAGTCCTTGGAATCCCCCTTTCGGAAAACGCAGAATATTTTTTTACCCGAAAAGTTAAGATTTCTTAACCGTCCGGAAGAAGAAACCTGACATTCGGACAACCAGCCGACGAATAGGCTGAAACATAACGGAAAGGGAGTGTTTGCGTGAAAAGTCAGGATGTGTACGGCGAGCCGACAATATTGAAATATCCGGGAATGACGGTCAGGGTATATCGCCCGATCCTGACTGACGAAGAAAGAGCAAGGCGCGAAAAGCGCCGGGAGCAAGCAGCGGCGGCGCTGCTCATGGCCAAATACGAAGGAGAAAGGAAGCGGGCAAACAAATGATTTTTACGGACGATCCCCTTTCGGATTTCGACCGCTACGACCGGCAGCAGGAAGAATGGCTGAATAGCCTTCCCGTTTGCGATTGCTGCGGCGAGCCGATACAGGACGATTTCTGCTATGAGATCAACGGCGATCTGATATGCGAAGACTGCCTTGACATGCATTTCCGGAAGGCGGTGGATGACATCATTTCATAAGCTGGCAGCGTAAAAGTGCCACGCAAAGCCCCGAATCTGCTAAATCATTATTTTTCAAGGGGTTTAGCAATGAAAGAGTTCAAAAGCTTTTACAAGGAAGTCACCGGCAACGAAGGCGGGAAATGCCGCCACAACAAGCGCCTTGACACCTACGGCTGCGGCTGTCAGCACGATTGTTCTTACTGCTATGCAAAGTCATTGCTTAGCTTTCGCGGCCTGTGGGACGCTGTAGAGCCTTCAGCGGCGAGCCTTGCGCGGATCGAACGCAAGATTGCAAAGATTGAACCGGGAACGATCATCCGGCTTGGCGGTATGACAGACTGCTTCCAGCCGATGGAGCGCCGCGAGCGGATCACCAAAGGCACAATCGAGCTGCTGAACAAGTACGGCATCGGCTATCTGATTGTTACGAAGTCTGACTTGGTTTGTGAATACCTGAACATTCTGGACAAGCAGCTTGCACACATTCAGATCAGCACGACATGGATTCCCTGCGAAAAGGCAGTCAGCACCGAACGCCGGATAAAGGCGATTGAAACGCTGTATGACGCCGGTTTTGATGTGGCTGTCAGGCTTTCGCCCTTCCTGCCACAGTTCGTTGATTTTGACCGGCTGAACGGCATCCGCTGCAACAAGATCATAGTCGAGTTTCTGCGCGTGAACCATTGGATAAAGAAATGGCTTCCGCTGGATTATTCGGATTACACGGTCAAGCAGTCCGGATATCAGCATTTGCCGCTGGAAAAGAAAATCGAATACCTGTCAAGGGTTACGGGCTTTGATGAAGTTTCCGTCTGCGAGGACGTTTCCGAACATTACGAATACTGGAAAGAATGCGTGAACTTCAACAAAGAAGATTGCTGCAATCTTCGGAAAGGGTGATCCGGTGCTGAAAAAGATCATCCGCGCTTACAAGGCGTGGAAAACCATCATGAAAGACGCGAAAGGAGATAAGTAAATGTGCATCACAAAAGTTAAAACGGCCAGCCGCGAAGAATGGCTGAAGCTGCGCAGCCGGTACATAGGCGGCAGCGACGCGGCGGCGGTTGTCGGTCTGAATCCGTTTTCTTCGCCCTATGCGCTGTGGGCGGAAAAGACAGGCCAAATCCCCGGCTTTTCCGGGAATCTGGCAACGGAAGTCGGAACATACCTTGAAGAATTTGTCGCGCAGAAGTTCGCCGCCGAGACCGGCAAGAAGGTTCGCAAGTGCAACCAGAGCTTCTTAAACAGCGATTATCCGTTTGCCATTGCCAATATTGACCGCGAGATCGTCGGCGAGGACGCCGGGCTGGAAATCAAAACCACGTCCGAACTGAACATGAAGAAGTTCAAGGGCGGCGAGTATCCGGCAAATTACTACTGCCAGTGCGTTCACTATATGGCGATGACCGGGAAACAGCGCTGGTATCTGGCCGTCCTGATCGGCAACCGTGATTTTCGCTGGTTCACCATTGAGCGCGACGAAGCCGAGATTGCCGCCCTGATGGGCGCAGAAGCGGACTTCTGGGAGCTGGTGAAAAATCACACGCCGCCCGTTGCGGACGGCTCACGCGCCACTACAGAAGCAATCAAGACGATATACGCGGAAAGCAGCGAAGACACCGTTGATCTGACTTTGAAGCTCCCGGCGCTTTTGCAGTACATAGACCTTGGCAAGCAGATTGCCGAGCTGGAAACCATGCGGGACGAAGCAGCAAACAAGATCAAGTCCTTCATGGGCGACGCTGGCGGCGGCGAGTGTGACGGCTACCGCGTTTCGTGGAAATCCAGCACACGGCGCACGTTCGACAGCAAGAAATTTGCAAAGGAAAATCCCGGTCTTGATCTGGCCGGATATTACAAAGAAACATCTGCCCGGACATTCCGGGTGACAGAAATGAAGGGAGCATAAAACAATGGCAAACATTATTCAGCGTCAGGCGGTTGATATGAAAGCGCCGGAAAAAAAGACGATGCAGCAGTACATCAAGAGCATGGAAGGCGAGATCGCAAAGGCGCTTCCGTCCGTCATCACGCCGGAGCGATTCACGCGCATTGTCCTTTCGGCGATCTCCGTCAATCCGAAGCTCGGAAGCTGCACACCGGCAAGCTTTCTCGGCGCGATGATGACCAGCGCCCAGCTCGGCCTTGAAGTCAATACGCCGCTCGGACAGGCTTATGTCCTGCCCTACAACAACAAGGGGACGCTGGAAGCACAGTTTCAGCTTGGCTACAAAGGGCTTATTGATCTTGCGTACCGCAGCGGCGAAGTGGAAGTCATTCAGGCGCACGTTGTTTATGCCAACGATGAATTTGAATGCGAATACGGCCTTGAGCCGAAGCTTACGCACAAACCGGCTGACAGCAACCGTGGCGAGCCTGTCAAGGTCTATGCCGTTTTCAAGACCAAAAGCGGCGGCTATGGCTTTGAAGTTATGAGTATGGAAGATGTGCGGCAGCACGCCGCGAAGTACAGCAAGGCATACGGCAGCAGCTTTTCCCCGTGGAAAACGAATTTTGAAGAGATGGCGAAAAAGACGGTTTTGAAGCGTGTACTGAAATACGCGCCGCTGAAGTCTGATTTCGTCCGGGCGGCAGTGCAGGATGAAGTCATCAAGAAAGACCTTTCGGCGGATATGTATTCCGTGCCGAATGAAACGGTCTTTGACGCCGAGTTCGCCGAAGTGGACGAAGAAACCGGCGAGATCGTAAGCAAGGGGGAATGACTTATTAACAAAGTGATCCTGATAGGCCGTCTGACGGCTGATCCGGAAATCCGGCAGACCAATTCCGGCAAGACCGTTGCTTCCTATCGTATGGCGGTTGACCGCAACGTGAAAACCGAAGGTCAGCCGGAAGCGGACTTCATCAACTGCACGGCACGGGGCAAGACCGGAGAGTTTGCGGAAAAGTACCTGCGAAAAGGCATGAAGATTGCCATTGAAGGCCGTATCCAGACCGGCAGCTATGAGAAGGACGGCGTGAAGCACTACACCACGGACATCACTGTTGACCGGCATGAATTCTGCGAAAGCAAGCGGTCTGCCGATTCCGGCAGCTATCCCGCGCCGGATCAGGGCTTCACGGAAATCGAAGAAACGGACGGACATCTTCCGTTCTGATGGGGGGCTTTTCAGTGGCCGTAAACAGCAAACAGAAGGGCGCACGGTTTGAGCGGCAGCTTGCTTCACGTTTCCGTGAATACGGCTATGACGCCCGGAGAACCGCGCAATACTGCGGCAACACCGGGGACGCTTCGGACGTTGTCGGGCTTCCCGGAATACATATCGAAGCAAAGCATCAGGAAACAATGCGGCTTTACGATTGGATGTCGCAAGCCAAGCGGGACGCAGCCGGGACGGACAAGCTTCCGGCTGTGTTCCACAAGAAAAACAATGCATCCATCCTTGTGACGATGGAATTTGAAGACTGGATGCGGCTTTTCAGCGAATGGGAAGCCGGTCAGGAAAGAAAGGAATAATCCGATATGAGAAGCAAAAGCAAGGCGTATCTGCTCACGACGCTGTTCATGGCAATGATGCTGTCGATTCTCTACTTTATCACGCTGGCAAATCCGGGCGCGTGGAAGTGGTACGGAATCATCTTCGGCATTCTCGGCGTGATCTATTTCACGCTCTGCCTTTATTCGTGGATCGCACACTGAAAGGAGAAAGGAAAATGAAAGTGGTCATTGATCCCGGCTGCTATATGCCGGAAAGAGCGCACGAAGACGATGCGGGGCTTGACCTGCGGACGCCGCATGATGTGGTTGTTCCTTCCTTCGGCTCTGCCGTGATTGACACCGGCGTACATATGCAGATTCCGGTCGGCATGGTCGGGATGCTGAAAAGCAAAAGCGGCCTGAATGTCAAATCCGGCATCACGTCCGAAGGCGTTATTGACGCCGGATATACCGGCAGCATCGTTGCCAAGCTCTACAACCACAGCGGCAAAACGTGTCTTCTGAAGGCAGGATCGAAGATCACGCAGATAGTTATCCTGCCGGTCATCAAGCTTCCGCTTGAAGTCGTGGACAAGCTGGACGATTCCGAGCGCGGCAGCAACGGCTTTGGCAGTACGGGGGTGTAAATATGCTGACGATTGAAAACGTTGAAACCTACGGCTGGGCAGCCGCCATTCGGGGGATGCGGAATCCGAAGAATAGCTGGGACAGAATGGACAGTCATCCGTGTTTGGAAGCGGATTGGAGCGGCGATTGCGCTATGGTGATGAACGATGACGAACCGGCCAAAGACTGCGATCCGGACAAATATCATTTCTGCGTCGGCGAAAATGATTTCAAGCTTATGCAAACGCTCGCCGCTGCCGGTCAGGATCACGGAAAGTTCCTGCGGATGATAACCGTCACGCTGGACATTGCCGCGCCGCTCTATTGGTGGAAAGAGTTTGACACCTACAAAGTCGGAACGGTTGCAAATAGCTGCTCCACCATGCACAAAATCCATGCGAAGGAGTTTGACGTGAATGATTTCAGCCATGAACACGTTGAAGAGCTGACCGGCGACGATTACAACATGTCCTATGATTTTCTTCTTCGGACAGTAGACATCCTGAATTATTACCGCAAGAAGTTCCTTGAGACCAACGACAAGAAATACTGGTGGCAGCTTATCCAGCTTCTCCCATCCAGCTTCAACCAGCGGCGCACGGTGCAGCTCAATTATGCCGTGCTGAAGAACATCTACCACGCCCGGAAGGATCACAAGCTGGACGAATGGCACACGCTGTGCGATTGGATAGAATCCCTTCCCTATTCGGAACTTATCGCAGGGCGGCATTGACCGCCCCACACACAAAAGATGAAAGGGGCTGACAACATGACACAATGCGAACGCATACAGCGACACCTTGAAGATTACGGCTCTATCACAAGCCTTGAAGCTATGCAGGAATACGGGATCATGCGTCTGGCTTCCCGGATTTCTGATCTGAAGCAGATGGGTGTCCCCATTGAAAAAGAAATGGTCAGCGGAAAAAACCGATACGGCGAACCGACAAGCTTTGCCCGGTATTCCCTGAAGGTGGTGGGAACGTGTGGCTGATGTAAAGTGGATCAAAATCACAACCGATATGTTCGACAACCGCAAAATCAAGCATCTGCGGCGTCTGCCGGACGGCAACAACATTGTCCTGATTTGGGTGATGCTGCTGACAATGGCCGGGCGCTGCAATTCGGGCGGCATGATCTTCCTGACAGAAAACATCCCGTACACGCCGAAAATGCTTGCGGATGAGCTTGATTTTGAAGAAAACACCGTCCGGCTTGCATTGGAAGCCCTTGAACGGCTCGGCATGGTCGTTATGTCCAACGGCTGCTTCACAATCGCCGGATGGTCGGAGCATCAGAACATTGACGGCATGGACAAAATCAGGGAAAGCAAGCGTCTTGCGCAAGCCCGATGGAGAGCCAAACAGAAGGCGCTTCCACCTGCTGTAGATTCTACCGTAGATTCTACTGTAGACGGCGAAAGAATCTCTGTAGACGATGCAGAAGAAGATATAGAAGAAGAAAGAGAAGAAGAAAAAGAAAGAGATAAGATTGATTATAAGGGCATCGTTGCCGCCTTCAATTCCATCTGTGTTTCTTTTCCTTCGGTCAAAGCTCTTTCTGACGCCCGGAAAAAGGCGATCAAAGCCCGGCTGAATACCTATTCCCTTGACGATTTCAAGACGCTTTTTGAAAAGGCGGAAGCTTCGTCCTTCCTGAAGGGCAAAAACAACAGCAACTGGTCGGCAACGTTTGACTGGCTTATTAAAGATTCCAACATGGCGAAAGTCCTTGACGGCAATTACGACGATAAGCCCGTTACATACCGGCAGACCGGCAAGAGCACGAAGGCCGAAGAGCTGACTGACTTCTACAACATGGCCGCTGAATGGGCGAAGGGAGAGTGAAAAAGTGGATAAACAGGAATTCGGAATTTTCGCTTCTGCGCTGCGGACGTATTTCCCACGGGAACAGATTCTGCCGAATAAGGAAGCAATGGAACTGTGGTATCAAGAGCTGCAAGACATCCCGCAGGAAACGGCGATAACCTGCTTGCGGAAATGGGTAAGCCTGAACAAATGGTCGCCGTCCATCGCAGAAATTCGGGAAATGTGCGCGGTGATCGTCAACGGCGAGCCGCGAACGTGGCAGGACGGATGGGACGCCGTTTTGACGGCAATCCGGAAGTTCGGATATTACAACCCGAAGGACGCTATGGAATATCTGGAAGGCGTTGATCCCATCGCTGCAAGCTGTGTCCTGAAAATGGGATGGAGAAATCTTTGCACGTCGGAAAATGCCGTGGCAGACCGCGCCGCCTTCCGGGGCTGCTATGAGATCATGGCGAAGCGCGAGCAGGAGCAGAAACAGCTTGCGCTTCCGCTTCAAGAAGCAATCAAGGGCATCCAGCTTAAAGGCATGGACGGCGAGATTTTGAAGATCGGGGGCGCGTAATGTTCAACGCTGCATTCAATGTGCATTACCGGAAGGAAAAACCGCCCTGCTACCAAAACGGCGAGAACTGCAAAGAACGCCGAGCAGGTTGTCACGCCGAATGCGAAGAGTTCAAAGCGTATCGGCAGCGGCTGGAAGCGGAAAAGAAAAAAGCAAGGAAGACCTTCGACGCCGAATCCGCTGCTGACGAATTCAGGCTCAAAGCCACATGCAAAAACAGGAAAGGAAAACAGAGACAAGTATGATGTACAAATACGGCATGAGGGCGCGGGGCTTTGCCCCTTGGTGTCAGCCTATGAAGGCAATTATTATGGCCGAGAAGGACGAAAGCGGCAAGTATCACAACATTCTTTTCTATTCCGAGCCGCTGACGCAGCAGCAGCTTGAAGAGTTCGAGCTTGATTATCTGGGGGAGAATGAATTATGACAATAGAACCATCTACGCGGTTTACAGAATACGAAATCTTTATGACGATCCAAGAATGCAAACGCCGCGAGCGAATTTACAAGAAGTTGGTAGAAAAGTTCCTGCCGACATTCACATTCGACAGTAAAAATTGCACGCCGGAAGAGCTGGAATGCATTAAGGTTGCCTTGCTCCGCTCGGTTGCAATCGAAATGCTGAATATTGCGGATTTGGAAAAACGAAATGACGGTGGTGTGGGATGAGCAGTAAATCCAAACGCCGCCGCCCGGAGCGCGTGAGCATGACAAAAGCGGTAACAGCCGCCGAAATCATGTTCGTGTGGGCTTGGATGGACGTTTTTCATCCTTCCCCGGACGATGTGCAGAAGCTGAAGGCAAGCCTGAACAACGTTGCGGAAAGCGTTAATCTCGGCAACCTGAACATTTGGGAAATCCGGGACGCGATCCGCGATGAACACGGATGGGAGATCGTTTGAATGTTTCATGTTAACGGAACAAGAAAATGCGAAATCTGCGGCAAGGTTTTTAATCTTATCAGCTACAACCAGCGCTATTGCGGCGAAAAGTGCAAAAGAGAAGCAAATAGTATTCTCCGCCACGAAAGATATCTGGCAGAAAAGATGAACAAGCTGAACGCGCAGACAAAACCAAAGCACAACACGCTTTCCGAAGTCGCACGGAAGGCAAACGCCATGGGGCTTACATACGGGCAGTATATGGTTTTGCAAAAAGGACGGTGATTAGATGACAGACGTGAAGAAATACCTTTCGCAGATCAGGCGTTACGATTCCCGGATCAATGCCAAGCTGGAAGAATGTGATCGGCTGAAGGCGATGATGACAAAGATCACGCCCACGCTGCGGGACGTTCCTTCTTCCGGCAGCGGTGGACAAGACAAGATTTCGGACGCAATGGCAAAGCTCATTGACCTTGAAGCGGAGATCAACCGGGAAGTTGACGCCCTTGTTGACGCAAGAAATTCCGTGGTCGGCACAATCGACAAAGTAACGGACACACAAATGCACGAGGTTCTTTGCAAGCGGTACATAGCATTTAAAACATGGGAGCAAATCGCGTTTGAAATCGGCAAATCCTATCAATGGACGTGGAGCATTCACGGCAAAGCGCTTCAGGCGGTGGAAGAAATCCTGAAAAAATCCGAAAATAATTACAGCAGTTGATAGAAATTGATAGTTGAAATGTGATATTGTTATTGTAGAAAAATTATACAGATGGCGATCAGCCAGCCGGGTTTTGCTCCTTTCCCCGGCTGGCTTTTATTATGCCATGAAAGAAGGTGATGATTGTGGCAGAAAAGAAATTGACGGCAAAGCAGAAAAGATTCTGTGATGAATATCTGATTGATATGAACATAACGCAGGCTGCAATCAGAGCCGGTTATTCAAAGAAAACAGCGTATGCAATAGGTCAGGAAAACCTGAAAAAACCTACGCTGAAAGAATACATAGAAAAACGGATGGCTGAAAAGGAAGCCGAGCTTGTAGCGGATCAGGCGGAAGTTATGAAATACCTTACTTCTGTTTTGCGCGGACAGTCGCAGTCTGAAATTGTTGTTGTGGAAGGCACTGGCGAAGGCTGTTCCGAAGCGCGGACGATGCGAAAAGCCCCGGACGAAAAGGAACGCCTGAAAGCCGCCGAGCTGCTCGGCAAGGCGCACCAAATCTTTGTTGATAAAGTTGAGCAGACCGTAGACATGGATTTAAACATCACAGTTGATTACGGTGATGACGAATGAGCAACCGCAGCAAAGGGAACAGAAAGGCACAGAGGGAAAGACGATATGAGCGCCGGAAGCTGCGCCCGGAAAGGCAGAAAGAAAAGCACGTTCTGATTGACGGCAATTACTCTTTCTTCCCTGCTGCATACTGCAAGCATTATCAGGCGTGGCTTACGGTCGGCCTGATGCAAGTCCACAGATGCGCGGAAAGGCAATGCGGACGGCTGGAAAAAGGGGAAATTGCGAATGAAGATTAACGTTCTCGGAACAGAATACACACTGACCGTATGCAGCGAAAACGAAGATTTGCGCTTGAACGGGTTTGACGGTATTACCGATGAAACCACCAAAGAGCTGCTTGTTGAATCCTACGAAAAAGACCGGGGCGATCCGAACTGCAAGAAAAATTTGCAAGTGCAGATCAACAAGGTCAAGCGGCATGAGATCATACACGCTTTTCTTTTTGAAAGCGGTCTGGCCGAAAATTCCGAATGGGCGCAGAACGAAGAAATGATTGATTTTTTCGCTATCCAGTTTCCGAAGCTGCTTGAAGCGTTCAAGGCGGCTGATGCTTTGTGAATATAAACGTTCAAGCAAATCCCTGCTTCAAAGAGGTTGACCGCAGCACAAAGCGCTATATCGTAATGAAAGGCAGCGCCGGATCAGGAAAGAGTGTTGACACGGCGCAGAATTACATCCTGCGGCTGATGCAGGACAAAGGCCGGAATCTGGTATGCATCCGCAAATCTGACATCACAAACCGCGACAGCACTTTTGCAGAGCTGACCGGCGCTATTTACCGTATGTTTGGCGATCAGGCAGAACGGTATTGGCAAATTAATATGTCGCCGCTGAAGCTCACATGCAAGGCCAACGGCAACCAGATCATCTTCCGGGGCATGAACGATGACAAGCAGCGCGAAAAGCTGAAGTCCATCACCTTCCAGCGCGGCAAGCTGACGGACGTTTGGTGCGAGGAAGCAACCGAGCTGACACAGGCCGACGTTGAGATCATAGATGACCGTCTGCGCGGCGAGCTGCCGCCCGGACAGTTTTATCAAATCCGGATGACATTCAATCCGGTGAATAAGAATCACTGGATCAAGAAGGTCTTTTTTGACATCCCGATCCGAATGTTCTTACCCACCACAGCACCTATCAGATGAACCGCTTCATTGACGAAGCATACCGCGCCAGAATGGAGCGCCGACGCCTTGTCGATCCCGAAGGATACAGAATCTATGGCCTTGGCGAATGGGGCGAGATCGGCGGCTTGATTCTCCATAACTGGGAGATCAAAGAAGTCAGTCTGAATCTGAATGATTACGACGATGTAGCAATCGGGCAGGACTTCGGCTTCAACCACGCCAACGCAATACTGCTGCTGGGCATCAAGGACGATGACATTTCCATCCTGTCCGAAATCTACGTTTTTGAAAAGGACACAGCAGAGATCATCCAGCTTGCCAAGGATGCGGAAATCCCGGTCAGGAAACAGATGTGGTGTGATTCCGCAGAGCCGGACAGAATCAAAATGTGGCAGAAAGCCGGTTTCCGCGCCCGCGGCGTGGACAAGGGCGGCAGCGCCGGAAGCGTCAAGGCACAGATTGACTGGCTCAAACAGCGGAAAATTTTTGTCCATCCGCATTGCGTGAACACGATAAAAGAATTGCAGCAATGGAAATGGAAAAAAGATGATAAGTCAGGCGAATATCTTGATGAGCCTGTCCCCTTCCAAGATGACGCAATGGCAGCGTTGCGTTACGGCGTGGAAGGCTGGCGCAAGGTCAAACGCTGGCTATATTAAATTTTTAACATTGTGAAAGTGAGTGCCACAACATGGATGAATACGGAAGAAGGCTGACCGCCGTGGAAGAACGATCTAAATCCAACACGCACAGAATCGATGAGCTATATAAAAAGCAGGAAGAAATGATCGAAACGATCAAGACCGTCGCTGTCATGGCGTCCGAGCAGACGCACATTAAAGCGGATGTTGCCGAGATCAAAAGCGATGTAAAGAAGATCATGGGCAGGGATGGCAGACGCTGGGAAATGGTGGTCGAAAAGGTCATCCTTCTTGCCGTCGCCGCAATGGTCGGCTATGTCCTGCTGAAAATCGGTCTTCAGTAAAAAAGGAAGGTGAAAAGCAATGACTACAAGCGAGCACTTTGAAAATCTGATTAAGAAAATGGGCGGCAATCCGGACACGCTTCCGGACAATTTGCTGACGACATATCTGGAATATCTGTGCGCATGTGCGACCGCTCCCGAAGGAGTGACAACCTTCACAGACAGCGGCAACGGAGACCTTGCGCTGAACGGCGCAACCGGGCAGACCGGTAAGCGCTTTTTGGCATCCATGGCCTTTCCCGGCCTGACTTCAAAGTATATTTCTGCGCTCCACAACGGCACATTCTCCGATCCATACGGCATCAAAGTCGGAGGTGGGGCGTCTTTGATTGATGCTATTAATGCGCTGACAGAGCCGGGCATTTATACGATCTACCAAAACCGAGCGTCCACGGACGCGCCGGACGGCGCAAAAGCAATCAACAGCTCTCTTCGCGGACTTGCCTGTCTGTCGCAGATCAACAAGCACTATGCGTTCATCTTCATGATCGATCAGGCAAGCAATTTTTATGTTCAGTATGTGCAAAGCGATGTCGGGGGCGGCTGGAAAACGATGTTCCAAGCAGAAAAAGCCGAACAGGGACTGAAAAGCCCGAACACGCTTACGATCAAGGTCGGCGGAAACACATATGTTTACGACGGAAGCGAAGCTGTCACCATCGAAATGTAAAATGCAAGAGGTGAAAAACCATGCTTTCCATTGACGAAATCAAAAGCTTCATTGACCGGGACACGAACAGCACCAAGAAGCAGCTTGCAAGAACAGGCCTTCGCTACTACGAAGGCGATCACGACATAAAGGATTATAAACTCTTCTTTATTGACGCAGACGGCAAACTGAAAGAGGACAAAACAAAATCCAATATCAAGATCAGTCATCCGTTCTTCCGGCTGTTGGTGGATCAACAGGCACAATATATGCTTTCAGGTCACAGCGGCTTTGTGAAGTCCGATATTCCGGAGCTTCAGACAGAGCTTGACGCATATTTCAACGAAAATGAAAACTTCGTTGCAGAGCTGTCAGAATTGCTTGTGGGCGCTGTTTCCACGGGCTTTGCGTATATGTATGCCTACAAGGACGAAAGCGACAGGACGGCTTTCCAGACGGCTGACAGCATCGGCGTTGTGGAAGTCCGCGAGAAGGAAACCGAAGATAAATGTGCCTATGTCATCTATTGGTACATTGACCGTATCGGCAAGGATAACAAGAAGATCAAGCGTATTCAGGTTTGGGACAAAGCCCAGACCTGTTTTTATGTTCAGGAAGATGAAGGCTCAATCGTGAAAGACGATTCGGTCGGCATCAATCCGCGTCCGCATATCATCTTCAAGAAGGACGGCGATGATTCCACCTACTATGAAGATTACGGCGTTATTCCCTTCTTCCGTCTGGACAACGGCAAGAAGCAGATTTCCGGCTTGAAGCCCATCAAAGCCCTGATTGATGATTACGACCTTATGAACGCCGGTCTTTCCAACAACATTCAGGACACGAACGAAGCCCTGTATGTGGTGAAGGGCTTCCAAAGTGACAATCTGGATGAGCTTATGACGAACATCAGGGTCAAAAAGCACATCGGCGTTGAAGGCGGCGAAGGAAGCGGCGTGGACATCAAGACCGTTGACATCCCCGTGGAAGCGCGAAAAACGAAGATGGAAGTGGACGAAAAGAACATCTTCCGTTTCGGTCAGGGCGTGAACACGGAAGCGCTGAAGGACACCAGCGCCACCACGTCCATTGCGATCAAGTCCGCATATGCAAACCTTGACCTGAAGTGTGACGGCTTGCAGCCATTCCTTCTTCAGTTCATGCGGAAGCTGCTGAAGCTGGTGCTGAAAGAGATCAACGACACCAACGACACGGATTACGAACAGAAGGACGTTTACTTTGACTTCGAGCGCGAGATCATCACCAATGCGCAGGAGAACGCGCAGATTGACCTTACCAAAGCGCAGGAGCAGCAGACAAAGATCACAACCATTCTGAACACGTCCGCGCAGCTTGGGCAGGAATTGACCATGCAGCTTATCTGTGAAGCGCTTGAATTGGACTACGACGATGTAAAGGACAATCTGCCGAAACCGGAAGATGATCCGACAGCGGCAGCCAAGACCGCGCTGAATGGCATTGTGCCGGAAGGTGATGAAGTGTGAACCGATGGGAAAAGGAAGTGCAGCAGTCCCTTCTTGATTCGGAAGAAGCGGCTCTGAAGGAGCTTGAAGCGCAGTACGCGCGAGCGCTGCGAGACATCAACGAAAAGGTCAAGGGCTTTCAGGCTGACATTGACCTTCTGGATCAGGCGCTTTCGCAGGACGGCTTGGATGACGCTGCAAGGGCGCTGCTGCAATCGCAGAAGCGGTCAAAGGTTTATCAGCAGCAGTACCAAAAAGCCCTTCAGGGGCAAGTCAGCGGCATTCTGGACAAGCTCCACGGCGACAATTACGCCACGATTGAAGGCTATCTGAAAGGCTGCTACGATGACGGATACATCGGCACGATGTACGACATAGCAAAGCAGGGCGTCCCGGTCATCGCGCCGATAGATCAGGCCGCAGCAGTCAAGGCTATTCTGACAGATTCCAAGGTCAGCAATGGCCTTTATAATGCGCTGGGTGTGGATGTTGCCAAGCTCAAAAAGACGATCACGCAGGAGATCAGCCGGGGCATTGCTTCTTCTCTCCCCTATCGTGACATTGCCCGGAACATCGGCAACGTGTCCGGCGCTCCGCTTTCCAGAGCAAAAACAATCGCCCGGACGGAAGGACATAGAATACAGCAAATGTCAACCGTTGACGCGCAGCAAGCGGCAAAGGCCAAGGGCGCAGACGTTGTGAAGCAATGGGACGCCGCGCTTGACGGGCGCACAAGAGAATCCCACAGGCGCGTTGACGGCGAGATTCGGGAGCTGGACGAAAAGTTTTCCAACGGGCTTATGTTCCCCGGCGATCCCAACGGCAGCGCTGCCGAAGTGGTAAACTGCCGCTGCACGTCCAACACACGCGCACGTTGGGCGCTCGGCGAAGAAGAGCTGCAAACGCTCAAAGACCGCGCTGAATACTTCGGGCTTGACAAGACGAAAAACTTTGAAGAGTACAAGCAGAAGTTTTTGACGGCTGCTGAAAGCGTTTCTTCTTCGCCGATAACTACTAAGCCCAAAAAGGAATATCTGACGGAGAAAAAGCTCGGACAAAAGATCGATGACATAAGCAAACAGCAAGCAAGTCTGATTTCAAGCTATAAGGATACTGATGACTTTTTGAAAAATGCATCTGCTTTTGATGTTGATTCTTACAACGCGCTTGAAAAACAAAAACTTGAATATCAAGCAAAACTTGACGCCAAGGTCATTGCGAAGCAGAAAAAAAATCTTATTAAGCAGGAAGCTGATATTCAAAATCAAATTGCAAGCGTTGAAGCCAACAGCAAGACTTATAGTTTTCCCGGAAAAAGCGGAAAATGGACGAATGTTTCCGCAGATGATTGGGACGATATCAAAGACGATATTGACAAGAAAAAGAAATACTTTGAAAATCTGGCTATTAAAGCTCAAGATCAGACCGAATTTGATAAATATGCCGCTTATGTAAAACAGCTTAGCGAGTTGGAAACGGACGGGAAGCATCTTGCTGGGTTAAAAGCAGACTTGGCAAAAGTTCAAAGCCAGATTAACAATATCGGGAAAGGGAAGCCGTCATCCTCTTCCGTCAGCCAGATTGTTTCAAATGCAAAAACGTTTAGCAACGCGCCGGATGCTGTACAATACCACACAGCGAACAATTTTAGCCAAAACTTCTGGAACAACACATTGTCCCCGGATGAAAGAAACGCAATCAAGAAATACACCGGAAGCAGTTACCGCGCAATGAATACGGATTTGCGAACCGGTCATTATGCAACATCATCTGTGAAGGGGTATATAGACGATTGCACAAGCGCATTGGCGAAATGTGCGATTGCTGATGATGTTGTTGTGTATAGGGGGATGGGGTCTCAAAAATCGGTTGCAAGGCTGTGCAGCGTATCTGAAAGAGACCTTGCTATACAAAGTGTAAGGGACGCATTGATCGGCACGCGCATTACAGAAAAAGGTTTCATGTCAACCGCAATCGTGAGCGGGAAAGCGTGGAGCGGTGCGCAATTGGAAGTCTATCTTCCCAAAGGTGCGCACGGAATGTATGTTGATCCTGTTTCAACTTTCAGCGGAGAATTGGAACTGCTTTTGCAACGAAATTCAACGTTTGAAATACAAGATATTATTGCAAACAGCAACGGCGAAGTTACTAAGATAGTTCTTGTTCTTATCGACCAGACAATTTGACAAATCGGCATACATGTATTATTATATTATATCCAGAAAGAAGGTGTGAATTATGAGCGAAAATGAATACGCCGCAGAAAGAATCGCGAAGGATTTTTCGCCTGATACGCCTGTGGATGACATAGTGTGTAAAGATTGCACTTTCAGAAAACGTGACCTTATTGTGAACGGCAGAACGGTTGTAAAAGGTTATAAAAACGGCTATTGTCAGATTTATTCATCTGATAAAGGCAAGCCCAATTCCATTTTGTTTTCAAGTTCTGATTGTGAGTATTACGAAAAGGAATGACATATTGAAAAATAAACTAAAATCTGCAATTTACGGTCTTGCGGTTGCTGATGCGATTGGCGTTCCGTATGAGTTCCGAAGCCGAGGAACATTTAAGGCAAAGACATAATTGATAATTGCTTGTTTTAAAAGCACCATGCAACCGCACGGTGCTTTTTCTATGACCATTTTCGTGACCTCACGAAAATGATGAGCAAATAAAATAAGCAAACAATAAACAAACAGTTTAACAAACTTCGTAAAAAAGCAGTTGTTCGATTTTCCCGAACGGCTGCTTTTTATATTTATGAAAGGTGGAAAAAAACATGAAACACAGATGTTGGAAGGACTGGCTGAAGAAAGCGGGTATCCGGGCAATCAAAACCGTTGCGCAGACGGCGGTTGCAACCATCGGCACGTCCGCTGTACTGTCGGAAGTAAACTGGCTCATGGTGGGCAGCGCTTCCCTGCTGGCCGGTGTTCTTTCGCTGCTGACTTCCCTTGCCGGTATCCCGGAAGAGTGTCCGGAAGAGGACGAAGGGACTGACGCCGAATGAGCGTTATTGAAAAGGCGATATCCCAGATGGAATCGTGGGCGGACGATCCCGCCCACGGTTACGACCAGCGTTACAGATGGGGAGAATACGGAGATTTTGACTGTTCCGCCGCTGTAATTCAGGCGTGGGAAAACGCCGGTGTGCCGGTCAAGAGCAACGGCGCGACATATACCGGCAACATGCTTGCGGTTTTCAAGCGCTGCGGCTTTGAAGATGTAACAAGCAAAATCAACCTTTCCACAGGCAACGGACTTGTCCGCGGTGATGTGCTTTTGAACGTAACACACCATACCGCTATGTATTGCGGCAACGGCTATGAGGTCGAAGCGTCCAGCAACGAAAACGGCGGGATCACAGGCGGTAAACCGGGAGATCAGACCGGGGGCGAGTTCCTGAAGCGCCGTTATCGGAATTTCCCGTGGACAAACATTTTGCGCTATACCGGCGCAGGGAACACCGCTTCTTCGGCTATCAAGGAAAACGGCAGCACGGGCAAAAACTACACCGTCAAGGCCGGGGATTCCCTTTGGAGCATCGCGGCAAATCAGCTCGGAGACGGGACGCGCTGGAAAGAGATTAAGACGCTGAACGGACTGACTTCCGATCTTATCCACGCAGGGCAGGTGCTGAAGATTCCCGGTGCTGCCGGAGAAGCCGCAGAAGCGCCCACAAGCGGCGCAGCGGAAACCTGCACCGTTACCCTTCCCCTGCTGAAAAGAGGGCACACGGGGCTTTCTGTAAAGGCTCTGCAAACGCTTCTGGTCTTGCGCGGAATGTCCGTGGACGTTGACGGCAGCTTCGGCGAGAAAACCGAAAGCGCTGTAAGGTCGTTCCAGACGGCAGCAAAGATTCTTTCTGACGGCGAGGTCGGAAAAGATACTTGGAAAGCCCTGATCGGCTGACCGAAAAACAGATTAAAGCAGTTGTTCGGAAATTCCGAACGGCTGCTTTTTTCATAGTCCTGAACGCGACGCTTAAACCGTTCAAGATCGTCCTTGCGCCGGACGCTTAAACAGGCGCTTGTCTGCGGTGACACCGCGCTAAAAAACATCGGCAAAGGAAGGATAAACACATGGAATTTCTGAAAGAGATTTTGGGCGAAGAGCTTTACAAGCAGTTCGAAACGGCGGTCAATGCCTACAACGGCAACGAAGCCAACAAGGACAAGCAGATCAAGCTTGCGAACCTTGCTGGCGGCGAGTATGTCGGCAAAGGCAAGTATGACGCTCTTCAGGCGCTTCTTGACGGCAAAACCACAGAGCTTGACACCGCAAACGGCCTTATTGCCAAGCTGAAGAAAGGCACGAAAGACAATGAGGACTTGCAGGGCGAGATTACCGGCTATGAACAGCAGGTGCAGCAGCTTAAGGCAGAGCTTGAAAAGACGAAGCTTGAAAACGCGATCCAGCTTGCCCTTCGTGACGCAAAGGCGGTCGATCCTAACTATATGGCGTTCAAGCTGCATGAGAAGTACAAGCCGGAAGAGCTGACGCTTGACGAAAACGGCAAAATCAAGGGCATGGATGACAAGCTGGCCGGTCTGAAAACGCAGTTCCCGGCACAGTTTGAATCTTCCGGCAACAAGAAGGTCATCGAAAACAAGCTGCCCGACAATCAGGGCGGCGGTGATTCCGTGACAAAGGAAGACTTCGCCAAAATGGGCTATCAGGAACGCCTGAAACTGTTCAACGAGAATCCCACTGCATACGCAGAGCTTACAAAAAATTAATTTGAGAGGATGATTTAAACTATGGCAAACCAGACCACCAAACTTTCTGACCTGATTAATCCGCAGGTCATGGCGGATATGATTTCCGCGAAAATTGCCAACAAGATTGTTGTCGCGCCCTTTGCGAAGATTGACACTACGCTTGTAGGCATTCCCGGCAACACCGTGACCGTGCCGCAGTACGCCTACATCGGCGACGCTGCCGACATTGCCGAAGGTGTTGCCGCAGAAACCGTGAAGCTGACCGCTTCCACCACGACCGTCACCGTCAAAAAGGCGATGAAGGCCGTTGAGCTGACGGACGAAGCCGTCCTTTCCGGCTACGGCAATCCCGTCGGCGAGACCAACAACCAGCTTGCGAAGTCCATTGCTTCCAAGGTAGACAACGACGCCATGACCGCGCTTCAGGGGGCGCAGCTCACCTATGACGGCAGCGCCGCTGCGATCAAGTATTCCGGCATCGTTGACGCCATTGATCTTTTTGAGGAAGAGGTCAACAGCGAGAAGGTCATTTTTGTCCATCCGAAGCAGGTCACGCAGCTTCGCAAGGACGCTGATTTCATCAGCGCCGACAAGTACAAGGCCGGTATCATTCTTACCGGCGAGATCGGCATGATCGCCAACTGCCGTGTTGTTCCGTCCAAGAAAGTCCCCGTTGTGAAGGTCGGAGAAACCGGCAGTCAGACTGACTGCTACGCCTGCCCTATCGTCAAGCTGAACAACGAAACGGAAACCGAGGACGACGCCGCCGCGATCACGATCTATCTCAAGCGCGACACCAACGTTGAGACTGACCGCGTGAGCCTTGCCCGCAAGACGGACATTTCCGTTGACAAGCATTACGCCGTTGCGCTGTCCAACACTTCCAAGGTCGTTCTTGCGAAGTTCAAGAAGTAAGGGGCTGAAACCTTATGATAATGACCGTTGCCGAACTGCGGCAGTTCGTCACAACGGATGAAACGGATCAGGCGCTGGAAGCACGTCTTTCAGCGCTTGAACTGTTGATCCGGGCATACACGAACAACAATTTTCAGGTTCGGGCTTTCCGGGCGGTTGCTGTGGCCGCTTCTTCCGGTCATCAGCTTGTGACTGCGGCAAACAATCCCTTCAAAGCCGGAGACACGTTGCAGATTACGGAATCAGAGTTTAACGCCGGGCTTGTCAACGTCAGAACATCTTCGGGCGGCATTATTACGGTCAAGGAAGAACTGTTTGACGAAAGCGGCGTTGTCATCACAAAGGTTGCATATCCGATGGACATCAAGCTTGGCGTTGCAAACATGGTCAAATGGCAGCTCGACAACGGCGACAAGGTAGGCGTCCAGTCAGAGACAATTTCCCGCCATTCTGTGACGTATTTCAACATGGACGGGGATAATTCCACCATGGGCTTTCCCAAATCCCTGCTGGGCTTCCTGAAGCCTTATATGAAGGCTCGCTTTGGACAGGGGTTGAGAGTATGAAAGGCATAGGCGGCAATATCACAGCGGTCATTCAGACCGCCACAACCGCACAGAACGCCATTGGCGAACAGGTCAAGACATGGGCAGACGCCCAAACGCTGAAAGGCTGGCTTGACCTGTCTGCCGGTGACAGCAAATATACGACCTACAATGCCAAGCTTCAGGAATCAACGCACGTCTTTGTTGCGGACTTCGTGGCGCTCGCGTCCGGCATCGCTGCGGAAAATTCCCGGATGGTTATCAACGGTAAAATCTATGACATTCTGCTGATTGACAATCCTATGGAGATGGGCAGCGGATCGCAGCTTGAAATCTATCTGAAGTTCACAGGGGGACAGTAAAATGTCTGTGCAATTTCAGGATTTCAGCATTCAGGTAAATGAAGCACTCGATGAAAAAACCGTTCAATTCCTTGAAGAAGCCGCTTCAGAAATCGAATCAGCCGCAAGGCGAAATTCCCGCGTCGCCAGCGGACAGTTGAAAGGCTCGTGGAATCATCAAGTGAATGAATCGGCGAAAGAAGCTAAAGTCGGAAGTCCGCTGGAAAATGCCATTTGGGAAGAGTTCGGTACAGGCGAATATGCCGCCCACGGAGACGGCAGAAAAGGCGGCTGGTCTTATCAGGACGATTCTGGGAATTGGCATCATACAAAAGGCAAAACGCCGAACCGGACGCTTCAGAGGGCGTTTGAAGGAACGAAAGCCGCGATCATCCGCCGGGCGAAGGAAATCTTTAAGGAGCTGGGCACATGACAACGAAACCGTTGGAAATCGTTTCTTCCGCCATGAAATCCCTTGGCATTGCCTACGGCTTCGGCTATTACGCCGGGAACGCTGCCGGAAAGATCGTCTATCCTTATTTCGTGGGTGAGTACATCGAAAGCCCGCCGATGAATGAGGACGGACAGCAGACGGCAACGATCATGCTGACAGGCTTTCACCGGGGATCGTGGCTTGAGCTTGAAACGGCAAAAGCAAAAATTGAATCCTATTTTAACAAGGTGAGCGGAAAAACGATCATGGCTGACGATGGTTCAGCCGTGGTCATTTTTTATGATTCAGCCTTGATTATCCCGAAAGAGGACGCCGAGCTGAAGAGCGTCCAGATCAATCTATCCGTGCAGGAATGGAGTGTGAAATAATATGGCTATTGCAGGAAAACACGGCGTGACCGAAAACACGCCGAAAAACATTCTTTTCGGTGCTGGCACGATCCACAAGGGGCTGAAATACACGTCCAATGCGTGGAACTTTGAAGCGTCCCTTGTCGGCGCTACTTCCGGCGGCTCTAAGCTTTCAATTATCCCGGAAATCACCAACATTGAGGTTGACGGTGTTCTTGTGAAAGCGAAGGGACTTGCCGCCAAGACCGGCGAGACCGCGAGCATGGAAGTCAACTTCATTGAGCTGACGAAAGACATCATCAAAGCGGCAACGTTCGGCACGGAAGGCACTTCCGCTGACGTTGCGAAGTATGACGTTATCGAAAGCAAGTCCAACATTGCCACGGGCGACTATTGGGAAAATATCGCCTTTGTCGGAAAGACGCTGGAAGGCGAAAACATCATCGCCATTTTGGACAATGCCCTTGTAACGTCCGGCTTTGAGCAGGAAGGCAAGAACAAGGAAGGCGCTGTCGGCAAGTATACCTTCGAGTGCTATGCCGAGCTGACCGGCGAGCTGGACAAGCTTCCCTGGCATATCTACTATCCGAAGGCTACTTAAACGGAAAGGCAGGGGTCTCCCCTGCCTTTTTTCAACATCCTATAAAAATTCTGAAGGGGTTTTAATACATGACCGAAAAAACATACACGCTGCGAGGACTGACCGCCGAAGACGTTTTCCCCATGCTGAAGATCATTTCCGGGATCGGGCTGAAGGAGTTCAAGGGCTGCTTTGAATCGGAAGAGCTGCGCACGGCGATCCGCAGCATGACCGTCGAAAAAGAAGATGGCGCAGAGGGCGCGGAGATCGACACCACGGCGCTGGGGCTGATGGTTGCGGTCGATGTGGCGTCCGTCATCATTGCCAACGTTCCGAAGTGCAAGGATGACATTTACACGCTTCTTTCCGGGCTGTCCGGCATGAGCAAGAAAGAGATTGCCGCGCTGCCGATGAATGTTTTCCTTTCGATGATCGTTGATGTGGTCAAAAAAGAGGAATTCAAGGATTTTTTCGGGGATGTTGCCGGGCTGTTTCGCTAAACGACATCCGGTTTATTGACCTGCTGTTTCAGCGCTATTCAAGCCCGTTGATCCTTCTGGATCAAATGATAAAGACAGGACGGCTTGACGAATTCATTTCAGAGCTTGTGGACATCCGAAACGAAGAGCTTGAAGAAAAGGCAACGTGGGAATTTTGGCTGCACAAGGATTTTGAACGCTCTTACGCCGAATGCCGCGATGCAATGAACCGTCAGCCGCCGAAAACCGCAACGAAAGAAGATCTTGCCGCCATTGTGAAGCACACAATGGAAATGGATTTTGTGCCACCTGACGCATAATGCAGCCCCTATCTGCCCTATTTCAATTAGGGGGATAGTAACATGGAACTTTTCAAGCTGCTCGGCACGATTGCCGTTGACAACGCACAGGCGAAAGAAGCCATTGACGATACCGCGAACAAAGCGGAAGCCGGAAGCAAGAAAACCGATTCGTCTTTTAAGAAGATCGGCGAATCTGCGCTGAAAATCGGAAAATCCGTGCTGACTGCCGGTGCTGCTTTGGGCGGCGCATGGATAGCAGCAATCGAAAGTTCCAGAGAATATAGAACCGAAATGGGCAAGCTTGACACGGCCTTTGTCACGAACGGACATTCTTCCGAAGCGGCAAAAAAGACGTATCAGGACTTGCAAGCCGTCCTTGGCGATACGGACGTATCGGTTGAAGCTGCAAACCATCTTGCCGTAATGACGGATAACGAAAAGGATTTGCAGACATGGACGAACATTTGCACCGGCGTCTTTGCTACGTTCGGGGACAGCTTGCCCATTGAGGGCTTGACAGAAGCGGCTAACGAGACCGCGAAAACCGGACAGCTTACAGGCGGCCTTGTCGATGCGCTGAACTGGGCAGGAATCGGAGAAGAAGAGTTTCAGGCAAAACTTGACGCTTGCAGCACCGAGCAGGAGCGCCAGAAGCTCATTATGGACACGCTGAACGGCACATATAAGAAAGCATCCGAGCAGTACAAAGAGACGAATAAAGACGTTATGGCGGCAAATAGAGCCAATGAAAAGCTATCGTCTGCCTTTGCCGAGCTTGGGCGCGTCGGCGAACCTATATTGACCGCTATCAAGAATAAGACCGCTGAAATGGTTGCCGCTGCTGTTCCCCTGCTCCAATCCTTTATAACGAAAATAAAGGACATGATTAAATGGTTCAAGCAGAACAAAAGCACCGTGCAGGCGTGGGCAGCGGGTATCCTTGCGGCAACGGTCACGGTTTCCGGGTTTGTCCTTGTGCTGAAGTGGGGCAGCATAATGAGCAAGGCCACGACCGCGCTGAAGCTTGTCACAGGCGGCGTGAAGGCGTTGAATCTGGCAATGAAGGCAAATATAATCGGGCTTATTGTCTCGCTTATTATCGGCCTTGTGGCGGCTTTCGTGTACCTTTGGAAAAACAACGAGGGCTTCCGCAACTTCTGGCTGAAGATGTGGGAGAAAATCAAGTCGGCAACATCGTCAGCGGTCACGTGGATCAAAAACAAGTTTGGCGATTTGAAAAGCGCTGTTTCCAAGGTGAAGAACACCTTCGGCAGCATTAAGGACGCCATTACTGACAAGATCGAGGGAGCGCGGGACGCCGTAAAGAACGCCATTGACAAAATCAAGGGCTTCTTCCCTTTGAGTATCGGAAAGATTTTCAGCAACTTAAAAATCCCGAAGATCAGCGTGTCAGGCGGAAAAGCTCCTTTTGGCATCGCCGGAAAAGGCAAGCTTCCGAATTTTAATGTCAAGTGGAACGCCGAAGGCGGCATCCTTGACAAAGCAACAATCTTCGGGCGTGTGGGCGATACGTTGCTTGGCGGCGGCGAAGCCGGAGCGGAAGCCATAGCGCCCATTGATACGCTGCTGGATTATGTCCGGATAGCGGTAAGGGGCGAGAATGAGGGCGTCCGAAAAACGCTCATCGAGCAGACGCAGCTTTTAATCGATTTCCTTGCACGGTCTATGCCGCATGGTGTACGGCTTGATTCCGGCGTCCTTGTCGGAGAGCTAACACCGGTAATAGATATGCAGCTTTCGGATAGGTGGAATCATGCCCAGAGGGGCAACACAAGATAGAAGGTCACGTTTCCGGTGGCCTTCTTTTATTTTATCTTCACGGAAAGAAGGTGAAGGTCATTGGAATTGTTTAAAATTTTCGGCAGAATCGCCGTGAACAACGAAGAAGCGCACAGAGAGCTTGACAACACAACGGGCAAGGCCAAAGAAGCAAGTGAAAAGATGGGAAAATTCTTTGGTTCTGTTGCAAAAACCATTGGAAAAGCGTCCCTTGCGGCAATCGGCGCGGCAGCAACCGGAATCGCCGCGCTTACAAAATCCGCCGTTGAAAACTATGCCGAATATGAACAGCTTGTCGGCGGCGTGGAAACGCTTTTCAAGGATAGCAGCGCGAAAGTCCTTGAATATGCAAACAACGCCTACAAGACCGCTGGACTGTCTGCCAATGACTACATGGAGACGGTCACAAGCTTTTCTGCGTCCCTGCTTCAGTCTTTGGGCGGTGACACGGAAAAAGCGGCAGAGATCGGCAACATGGCAGTCATTGATATGTCGGACAACGCAAACAAGATGGGTTCAAGCATAGAATCCATCCAGAACGCTTATGCCGGTTTTGCAAAGCAGAATTACACCATGCTGGACAACCTGAAGCTCGGCTATGGCGGCACGAAAGAGGAAATGCAGCGTCTGATTGACGATGCAAACGCCTTGAACGCTGCGCAGGGCAACATGACAAAATACAGCATAGACAGTTATGCCGACATTGTCAGCGCTATTCACGACGTCCAGACGGAAATGGGAATCACAGGCACAACGGCGCAAGAAGCGGCAACAACCATTCAGGGCAGCCTTGCATCCACAAAGGCGGCGTGGGAAAACTGGCTGACCGGCACGGGAAGCGTTGATGCGCTTGTCGGAACGGTCGTAAATTCTGCCAAACTTCTTGCAAAGGCAATCGGTGACATTCTGCCGAGCCTGACAACCGGCATTTCGCAGCTTGTAGCGCAGCTTGCGCCGGAGATTCCGCCGCTTATCAATCAGCTCTTGCCGGGTATTATTGACAGCATTGTCACGTTGATTGACAGCCTTGGAAGTCAGCTTCCGGCAATTCTCGCAACCATTTTGCCGGTAATCACAGGCAGTGCGCCGCAGATCATCAACACACTTATTACGGCGCTGATTTCCAGCTTGCCGATCATCGTATCGTCCGCCGGTCAGCTTATCCTTGCTCTGGCAGCGGGCATTTCACAGAGCCTTCCGACGCTGATTCCGACAATCGTTGATGTCGTTTTGCAGATCGTGATGACGCTTGTAGAAAATGTCAACCTTCTTGTTGATGCGGCGGTCGATCTTATTTCCGCGCTGGCGGAAGGTCTTATCGCTGCGCTGCCGATTCTGATTGCGCAAGCGCCGACGATCATTTCAAGGCTGGTGCAGGAACTGATCGCAGCCGCGCCGCAGCTCCTGTTGTCGGCGGCTGAAATCGTCGTGCAGATCGTTTCCGGCATCGCCGACAACCTTTTCGCACTTGGCAAATCTGCTGGTGAGATCATAACGACCATTGTTGAAGGCATTGGCGAAATGTGGGGAAGCCTTGTTGGTGTAGGATCGCAGGTCGTGGCCAAAATCCGCGAAGGAATTTCCAACGCATGGCAGGGACTGAAAAACTGGTTCAAAGGTCTTTGGGACGGCTTGTTTGGCGGCCTGAATGTCAATGTTGGCGTCAGCGGTGGCGGTGGAAAATCGGCAGCATCCGGACTTGATTATGTGCCGCGAAACAACTTCCCGGCGCTGCTCCATGAGGGCGAAGCGGTGCTGACGGCATCGGAAGCCAAAGCGTGGCGCAAGAGCAGCGGCGGCGCTGGAAACGGCGTCGTTATCAATCAGTACATCAACGCACCGGCGCAGACGCCCGTTCAGCTTGCGAGCGCAACGGCGGCTTACTTTGAACAGGCGAGGTGGGCAATTTGAATTTCAACAATCTTTCCAAACTGTTCCGCTACATCAACGACAACGGCGACAGCATCACGTTTGACTATGCCGGGGGCTTTTTAATCAATAAGCCTTCCGGCATTGACACACTGTCCATCAATCTGTCACAGGCGCAGGGCATCGATCAGGTAGGCGCGACGATCCAAAGCACCAACATCCAACCGCGCCCGGTCACGATCACAGGCTATCTTGTTGGCGATATGCAGACGGAGAACAAGGAAAAGCTTCTGTCCGTTGTTCGTCCCGATCTCGGCGGCAAGCTGTATGCGGATGACTATTATCTGTCCGTCTATCCGACAGCAACGCCGACGATTGAGCCGAAGCGACAGCTTGCGCAGTTTCAGCTTTCGCTTTTGGCTGCGTATCCGTATTGGTGCAAGGATGACAGCGCAAGCGCCACGCTTTCCGGCGTTCAGAAGCTCTTTAAGCTGCCTTGCAATTTTTCCAAAGCGTATCGTTTCGGTCAGCTCATGCAGACGCAGTTCATGAACGTTGCCAACCGTGGGCAAGTGCCTATTCCCTACACGGCAACCTTTGTTGCAAAAGGTGATGTTGTAAATCCGAAAATCACCAACGCAACAACGGGAAAATTCCTGCTGATTAAGAAAACGCTTGTCAGCGGTGAAAGGCTTGTCGTGGAGATCACACACGAAAGAACATATGTCACGTCATCCGTGGACGGTGACTGCCGGGGCGCGTTGAGCCTTACAAGCAATCTGTTCCGGCTGGATGTTGGGGACAACGTTCTGAAGCCGGAAGCCGCGTCCGGACTGGAAAACCTTCAGGTGGACGTTGACTTTGCAACGGAGATTGTGGGGATCGCGCTATGAGCCTTGAAATCTATCCTTCGGACTTCTCCACGCGCTATGAGCTGAAACACGCCGTTTCCGTTCAAATGTCCGTCTACTACAACGACATCGGCAAGCTGACCGTTGTTGCGCCGGTCAATGATTACAACATCAAGGCGCTTCAGGTCGGCAATATGCTTTTCGACACGGAAAGAAACGTAACGTATATCATTGTCAACACAAAGCACGACACGGATCAAAGCAGAATCACAGCGAATGGTTATACGGCAAATTGGCTGCTGAATAAGCGCTGTATTGCGTCCGAATACCACCTGACAACGCTGGAAAGCGGCGTGTATGCGCTTGTCAACGCGAATTTGCGGAATATGTCGCGGCTTGCAACGGCGGCTGCTGCGGGGCTTACAGAAGCCACAGACGCGATTCTGAAAGGCGGTCAGCTTCTGGATGAGATCATGCCCTATCTGGAAGAAGCCGGTCTTGGTCAGAAAATGGTGTGGAACGCCGAAACGCTTTCCCACACATTCAAAATCTACAAGGGCGCTGATTTGACTTCCGGCATTCACGCCGTTGTTTTTTCCGAAGAGCAAGGCACAGCGCAGGAGCTTGTCATTAATGACGATGACAGCACCTTGAAAAACTATGCTTATGCAACAGGAACACTGAAAAACGATGTTGCTTTTGTTGAAGAGGTCGGCACTGCAACCGGGGACACGCGCCGCGAAGTCTGGTTTGACACGAACGTCCGGCAAGAGGACGAAGAGAGCGAAACAGATTGCAAGGCACGGGCAAAAGCCTATGCCACAATGGAGCTTGGCAAGCGCATACGGCGCAAGTCCTTTTCCGTTGCGATTGACAGCGCAGACCTTGGCGTTGCCTACAACCTCGGCGACATCGTTTCATGCGTCTCTGTCCGCTTCGGTGTGTCCTTCAACGCCCGGATTACCGGCGTGAAGTATAAAATGGACGCAAACAGCACAAGCACCGAGATCATCCTCGGTGATCCAATATTAACAGCTTTGGGGGAGTTGAAATTAAATGGCTGAAATCAAGAGTTTCCCGAATAACCAAGACGAATACAGCGGCGCGGAAGACGTTATGCGCTGGCTGCACGGCAGAACATCCGGCGTTTTCGCCGCGTCAGGAAATGCGGCGGTTGCCGCGCTTGCAACGCCGGGAATGGCTGTCACTGTCTCGGACGGCACGGGCTGGATGGCGAACGCAAACAATGACGGCGTAGTCTGGTGGAATGACACAGAGAGCGTAAGCGGCGCGAAGTTGCAGCTTGCCATTGACGCGGCGGACGGCGTTCTGAATCGTATTGACCGCGTTATTGTCGAGTGGAAAACCACGAACTACGTTGACCGCCCGGAAATTAAAATCCTGAAAGGCGCGGCATCCAGCACGGCGGCAGCTCCGGCGCTGACCAACAGCGGAACGAAGCGGCAGATCAGCCTTGCGCAGATTGCCGTTGCTGCCGGTACGACCGCGATCACGGCTTCCATGATTACGGATGAACGGCAAAACCCGGACGTCTGCGGCCTTGTGACCGACACGTTGAGCATCGACACAAGCGTCATCAATGCGCAGTTCACCGAGCTGCTTGCGCAGCTTCGGACGGCGATTGAACAGGCGGCGAGCAGCCAGATCGCGGACGGATCGATCACAACGCCCAAATATGCCAACAAGTCCGTCACTGCCGAAAAGCTTGCTGACAATATCCCGTATACGAAGTTCGGCCTTGCCGCCGATCAGGTGCGGCACGTTTACGCCGGGACGACGGAGCCGGGCGCCGAGCTCGGCGTGGACGGGGATATTTATCTCATGTATTCGGAGTGAGGTGAGCTGAATGGCATGGTCACAAACCGCTCCTGAGCTTCCAAGCGGCAGCGCGTGGGAGCAGGAAAAGAGCGTTTCGGGAAGAGCGAACCATTGGAGCCTTGCCGGAAAGCTGTACATTGCCAGACTGAACGGCAGACAGTTTGCGATTAAAGCAGAGCTGACGAGCGACAACGGCAGTTATGGCACTTATTACCCGCCAACAAACTGGAAGCTCCGGTGCGACATTGGCGGCGTGACCGGCACGGAGGACACGTCCTTCGACGTATCAAAAGGAACGACAACGTTTTATTTCGTAGGTGAAGCCGGAGAGGGTGTAAATATCACCGTCAAGGTTGGCGGCGTTGGTGCCGCGGTCGCTGTTCAAACCGCAACCTTTACCGCACCTGCGCTGCTCGGCTCGACGGTTTATTTTAAGGTCGGCGGCGTATGGAAGCAGACGACGCTATACCGCAAGGGCGGCACTTGGAAAAACGCGCTGGCAGAATTCAAAACGGGCGGCGCATGGAAATAAAATAAGGGGGAAAATCATGAAGGGAATCACTTTCGGCACATATCACAGCTACGATGATTTCAATCTGCTTTTGACATCGAAGGAAGTTGCAGCCCCGAAAGTGAAAACGATTGAAATTGACGTTCCCGGCGCAGACGGGGCGCTTGATCTGACAGAGTTTTTCGGAGAACCGAAGTATGAGAACGTCACGCACAAATTCAAGTTTTCAACGATAGTGCCACAAAGCGAATTCCTTACACTTTTTTCAACCATCAAAAACGCGATACACGGTAAAATGCAGCGGATCATCCTTGACGATGATCCGCTTTTTTACTATGTTGGGCGGTGCTTCGTTTCATCTTTCACGAATGAAAAGAACATCGGCAAAATAAGCGTGGAGTGCGATTGCGAGCCGTACAAATACAAGCTTGCAAAAACCGTTGTCACGCAGACAGTGAACGGCGAAAGCGTGATTTCCCTGCCGAATCTCCGAAAGCGCGTTGTTCCGCTGGTAACGATCACAGCAGACAGCGCCCTGCATATCGTCTATGAAACATACAACATTTGGGACTTGGGCAGCGGCAGCTACACATTGCCGGAACTGGAACTGAAGGCCGGAAACAACATCGTTTCCGTCACCGGAGAAGGAACGATTTCCTTTTCCTATCAGGAAGCGGGGCTGTGATTATGCACAGGGTATATTGTGACGGCGCGACGCTGTATAACAGCAGCCTTGAAAGCCTGAAAATCTTCAATCCGTCCTTGGAATTGGAGCTGAACAAGACCGGCAGCTTTCAATTCACAGTTTATCCCGATCATCCACAGTACAGCGCAATAAAAAAGCTGCGGTCGATCATCACGGTTTATCAGGATGATTATTTAATCTTCCGTGGGCGCGTTCTTGACGATGAAATAGGCTTCTACAACGAAAAGCATGTGACCTGCGAGGGCGAGCTTGCTTTCCTGTTGGACAGCATCCAGCGCCCTTATGACTATTCCGGGACGGTTTCCGGCTTCCTGAATCTGCTGATAGATAACCATAATGCACAGGTGGAAGAATCCAAATGGTTCACGGTCGGGAATGTGACTGTCACCGATCCGAATGATTATATCGTCCGTTCCAATATTGACCATGTTGATACATGGACGGAAGTGCAAAAGAAGCTGATTGACCTGCTCGGCGGCTATATCGTCATCCGGCATGAAGGCTATATCAACTACATTGATTATCTGCAAGATTTCACGCTGCTTTCTCCGCAGAAGATCACCTTCGGAAAGAATCTTCTTGACCTGAAGCGGATCAGGAAAGGCACAGACATCGCAACGGCGCTTTTTCCGCTCGGCGCAAAGCTGAAGGACGGTGAAGGCAAGGACACAGACAACCGCCTGACGGTTGCCGCCGTCAATGACGGCCTTGATTATATCGTCGATGAGAAAGCCGCCGACAGGTACGGCCTTATTTTTTCAACGCATACATGGGATGACGTGACCGAAGCGTCAAACCTTCTGGCAAAGGGACAAGCATACCTTTCCAGCCTTGTCAACCAGCCGGAAACCATAGAGCTGACAGCGGCTGACCTTGCGGCAGTTGACGCTTCCTTCAGCAGTTTCCACCTTGGAACATACGTCAAAGTTACAAGCGATCCGCACGGGATAGACCAGAATTTTCTTGTGACAAAGCTGTCTTTGAAGTTGTTAGAGCCGGGCGCAAACAAGTTGACGCTTGGCGGCGCATTAGAGGGCATTTCCGGGGCGCTTGCGGGGCTTTCCGATGCACAAGGGGAAATTATACTGCAAATAGAAAATGCGTCCAAAACGGCTTCTACGGCCATTTACAACGTGGAACAGAATTTGCTTGCATCCTTGCAGGTGTCCGAAGAAAACATCAAGTCAACCGTTGCGGAAAACTACTATCTGAAAGACGATACGGACGCTCTTGTTTCCTCTGTCAGTACGCAGATTGAGCAGACGAAGGAAAGCGTTGAAATCCAGTTCAACCAGTTCAGCGCCGACATCGAAGCGGTAGCGGCTGGTACGGATGCAGAGTTTGAAGAGATACGGAAGTATATCCGCTTTGTGGACGGCTCTATTCTGCTCGGACAGGTCGGAAATGAGCTTGAATTGAAAATTAGCAACGACCGGATTTCTTTTCTTCAGGACGCCGTTGAAGTGGCGTATTTCTCGGACAATAAGCTATACGTCACGGACGGGCATTTTATCCATTCGTTACAGCTCGGCGATTTCGCTTTCATTCCCCGCGCAAACGGCAACCTGTCATTCAAAAAGCTATCGCTTTAGGGGGCGCTGGTATGGCTAAATCAGGAACGATAACAAAGGCGATCCGGACGGGCTATCAGATGAAAATCGTCTGGACGGTTGGCAGTCAGTCTGCGGCAAACAACACTTCCAGCGTAACGGTCAAGGTGCAGCTTGTGTCAACCGGCGCAAGCTACACCATCAACAGCAGCGCGAGCAAGAGCGGAAGCCTGACGATCAACGGCACAAAATACACGTTCTCCTTCTCCGCTTCCCTGTCCGGCAATCAGACAAAGACGCTGTTCACAAAGACCGTCACCGTGGCGCATAGCGCGGACGGAAGCAAGACTTGTTCTTTCGCGTCCACCATCGGCATCAAGGTCACGCTTGGCGGTACATACTATGGTGATGTTACGGCATCCGGCAGCGGCACATTCGACACGATCCCACGCGCCACGACGCCCACGCTGTCAGCAAGCAGCGTAAACATGGGATCGAGTATCACAATCAATATGCCGAGAGCGGCGAGCGCCTTTACGCACACGCTGACGTATAAATTCGGCAATGCAACCGGCACGATTGGCAGCGGCCTTGGTACAAGCAAGGCTTGGGACGTTCCCCTTTCCCTTGCAAGTCAGATTCCGTCCGGCACGTCCGGTACATGTACAATCACCTGCAAGACCTACAACGGAAATACGCTGATAGGCACAAAGACGGTATCCTTCAAGGCAAATGTCCCGGCTGCTGTTGTCCCGACAATTTCAACCGTTTCCATTACGGAAACAGTTTCCGGGCTTGCGGTGCAGTTCGGCGCTTTTGTGCAAGGAAAGTCTAAGGTCAAGATCGGCATTGTGGCGGCGGGTGCTTACGGCTCTATCATCAAGGCATACAAAACGACCGTTGACGGAAAGAGCTACACCGGCGCAGCGCCCGTAACCGGTACGCTGTCCAGCGGCACGAAATCCGTCACGATCACCGTTACAGACAGCCGTGGACGCACGGCAAAGGCCACAAAGACGCTGACGGTTATTGCCTATGCTGCGCCTGTCATCCGTGGAATATCCGCTGTGCGATGCTTGGCAGACGGCACAGAAAACTATGACGGCACACACGGCAAAATTGGCTTCGGCTTCAATATCTCCCCTGTTTCCAGCCAAAACACAAGCAAGTATACGCTGGAATACAAGGCGCGGGCATCCAGCGAGTGGATAAAGCTGAAGGATGGCACGGGGTACACGCTATCGACCACGCTGATAACCGCCGCCACCTTGAACGTTGATTCTGCCTATGACGTGCGCCTGACCGTCAAGGACTATTTCACCACAATCACAAAAACTGTGGAGATTCCCACGGCGTTCACGCTGCTTGACTTCAATTCTTCCGGGCGCGGCCTTGCTTTTGGCAAGGTGTCAGAGCTTGCGGAAGGCATAGAATTTGCCCTTCCTGTCATCTTCCGCAATGGCTACGATGTAACAGGAAATCCCGGCTGGATAACGGCAAAGCTGACAAGCGACTTTGAGACATACGCCGCAAACGCCGGAAACACATTGCGATATAGGAAGGTCGGCGGCGTTGTCTATTTGAAGGGCGTTGTCACGCCGAAGGCAACCTTGACGGGCGGCACGGATAACGTGACCATTACGACGCTTCCCGAAGGATACAGACCGGAAGTGCAGGGCAATTTCATTTGTCAGGGCAGCGGTACGGCAATTTGGCTTTGCACCGTTACTGCTGCGGGTCTGGTACGCTTCGCCCGGTATAGAAACGGCTCTGCATGGGCTGACGCGCCGAATAATACATGGTTGCCAATAGATATATCGTTCATCATATGAAAAGGGGAAGGCTTCACGGCCTTCCCCTTTCTTTTTGTGCCTATTTAAGTTTTCACGCTTGTATAATTCTTCATGTTAATCGTCTTATCGCTGAATATGTCAAACAGAAGTTCTCTAAATTTATCTCTGCTGATATACTGGTGCGGCAAGCGGTATCTGTCATAACACCTGCTGATTATTCTGTCATCGTAGCTATCTTTTAGGCTGTGAATGCGCTCAATAATGCCGGGTGCAATTTCTCCGATTCCGCAACCGTTTGTGTCATAATAAAGGACAAGAGCATAGTGGCACAAGGCATCCACGCTTTTCCCTTCGTATTCCAGCAGTTTTCCCATATTAAACAGTTCGTTTCGTGCCAGTCCAAAACTCCCGCTTATGTTATAAGCGTTAAACCTGTTATTTAGGATTTTCCATATAATATCATCGGGCTTGCAATATCCGGAATACGATTCCGTTGCTTTGTCAAATTCTTCCCATGAAAGGCCGTAGTCTCTCAGGCGAAAAACGTATTCATACTGTTTTAGGTGTGCTGCACCTTTTTCGGACGGAACATAGTATCGATCTAATTTTAAGGATGGAATGTCCACGTTGCTCACAATCTGTGAGATCAAATCAGCCTTTTTCCCTTTGCTCGGCAAACCAGCACCATCAAGGATGTTTTTGAGCTGATCCACCCTAAGTTTTCCAAGGGCAACTTCAGGAGTTGCTTCAACAAGATACCCGTCCGTTATCACTTTCTTGTGGTATTTTATCGGGTCGTAAACATGAAATTCATAGTTAAAATATCTTGCGTAATCGTCATTTGTACTGCCTATTTTTGCTCCGCGTTCGCTTATTCTGATAAAGGCAGCAATCGCATAATTGTCATTTCTTGATTCGTTTGTTTTTGCCCACGGGTCATAGCTTTCATTTGTGTTTATTGTCGTTTCCCATGTGATTTTCGTCTCTGTGTTTTTCTTTTTGAAAATATCAAGCAAGCCCATAAACAATCCTCCGTTGACAGAAGTGTGAAAATATTCTAAAACACAGAACGAGAAAATACAAGCCGCAAAAAACGAAATCTGAACAAAAAGAAACGCTGACAGATTGCCAGCGCTTCAAAGTCCTTCTTCAATTATTCAACTTTTCATTCATCTGTTCTTGTGTTATAATCCCCAAACAGTACAGTTCAAGCAGCGATTCAACATACACCGCTTTTCTTTCCTTGTATTCCTCCGCAGTTATCATATTGGCAACCAACAGCGTTTCAAGCAATCCTAATGTATTCATTCCGTTCTTCCTTTCCGTTGATATATAAGGCTTTTCTCGGTTTGGTTTAACCATATCCATCAGTCATGCGCGGTTGAATGGGCGCACAACTGATGGAAATGGACGGCGCGAAGAATCACGCCTTCAGTTTAACATCAAGCACGATCTCCGGGCTTGTCCAGTTGCCGCCCGTGCTTAGCGGCGATTTGTAGCGTGTGCGCTTCTGTTTCTGGTCGTAATATCTCACCTGCTGGCTTTTAATCCGCTGCGGCGTGTCCCGGTGATATTCAATGCGTTCAATACAGGCTTTCAAGAGCCTGTTTTTTGTTGCCGCGTCAATGTTTGGGTCTTTTAAGGCGTTGAGCGCTTCGGAAAACTGCGTGATCTTCTCTTCGTAATTGACAGGCTCGGGCATGGATTCGTAAGCCTTGCAAAGCGCCTGTCTGACTTCTTCTTTTTCTTTCAACAGCTTTTCGTTTAGCTGCTGGAAGATATGCGGCGGCATCCGCTTTGCCGGATCGGGGTCAGCTTGCGCTTCCCATTGGGCAAGCTCTTTTTCGTCAAGCTCTTTCTGCTTGGCTTCCAGATTCTTGATAAGCCGTGCGTGGAGCTTGGCAGAATCGCCTTCGTCGTTCTTCAAGCGGATTTCAAAATCCTTGATGCAATCCGTCAGGATCGATATTACGCGCTCTTCCATTTCGGAATACAGGCAAGAGCCGGTTTTGCAATGGGTTTGTCCGTCGCACAAAAGGCGCGGCGCTGCATCGCGGTTTTTGTATGTCCGAAGAGACATAGCGCGTCCGCACCTGCACCAGATCAGACCGGCAAACGGATTTCTGACTTTCGTGTTCGGCTTCTGGCGCGTGTTCTTTCCCTTCTTGGCTTGCGCGGCGTTGAACAACTCTTCGGGAATAATGGCTTCGTGCTTTCCGTCGTAGATCAGGAACTCCCCTACTTGTGCAACCGGGCGCGTCTTCTTAAACTCCCCTTCTTCAACGATGGTCAGCGTCTTTCGGTGATTCCATTTGACCTTTCCGATATAGTGAATGTTCTGAAGCATCTTTGTCATTGCTGCCGGAGACCAATAATCCCCTTTCGGCGGCTTGATTCCCATTTCGTCAAACTTCTTGCAGATGTTTGTGCAGCCCATGTCTTTGTTGACATACAGGTCAAACATCATGCGAACAACGTCCGCTTCTGCTTTATTCGGAACAAGGATAGGACACTTCCTCTTCCCTTCCGTGACGAACGTTTTATCATATCCGTATGGCGGCGTATTTCCGACATAGTTTCCCTGACTGACGGACAGCAGCCGCCCACGGTTCAGAATCTTCTTGGTATATTCCAGATAGTCATTTCCGCGCTTCAGCTCGCGTTCAAAGGCGTCCCAGTCGTATTCATCCCGCAGGTCATAAATGCGCTGCGGCGTGATGACAAGCGTGTTTGTGTGCTTCAGCAGCTTCATCAGCCGCCCTATATCTTCAAGATCGCCACGGGTCAGACGCTGCGGCTCTACCACGGCGACGGCCTTATATTTCGGCGATTCTATCAATCTCAAAACGCGGTTGATCTCCGGGCGCTCTGCTATGGTTTCCCCGGATACCACTTCCCTGTATTTATTCTCTTCCGGCACGACCGCGCCGAGGTGCTTTTCTGCCCATTCGTCCAACATGGCTTCATGCTTGGAAAGGACTTCTTCCACAGTCAGCAGCGGATCATCCGAACGGGATTTTCTTAAATAATCAATGACTTCTTCCGGCTTAAAATCTATCTTCGGTTGATAATACAAAACGATCAGCTTCTTTCGTGGGTTATTGTTTGATTATATTAAGTTGTCGTTCTCTTTATCCTTCTTTCTTTTCGTTCTGGCCTTTTCTATAAATTGCATTGCCGTTAGGATGACCGCAATCACCGCGGAAGCAAGCAGTCCAAGCCTTTCCACGCGGTTTTCGGCGGTGAAAAAGCCAAAATCCATGTTGCTAATGTCCGTTACTATATAGCTGCACAGGGCGACGGAAAGGAAGATGCACAGACCGGCAAGCGCATAAATGACCGGCTTCCGCTCCTTTATCCCGTCTTCCAGCATCCGGCACTTTTCGTTCAGGTGTTCTATCTGCTGCTCCGCGCTGTTCAGCTTATTTTGAAGCTCGGCAATCGTTCCCGTGTCTGGCTCTTTCGGTGGCTCTATGTCAAACAGGTTGTCCATAGATAGATTCAGATATTTGCATAGGGCAGCGACATAAAACACGCAGGGGTTTGACAGCGCACCGGACAGGAATTTCGCAATGGTCGAGCGCGGTATACCGGTCTGCTCTACAATCTCGCGGTGCGTCCGGTGCTGCGCGTTCACGGCTTTCTTGATGTTCTTGTAAAGGTTGTCGCATTGTGGCTGGATTTGCTGAATAATAGTCCTGTTTTCCATAAAATCCCCCGTTATCCTAACCATACATTGATTTAATCGTCTGCGGCATAGATCATTCCGGTTTGAATGTTTACTTCTTATGAAAATACACGCTATTATGTAGCCATAGCAGGTGAGGGGCTGCAACCGATCTGCTCTGCCCGGTCACTCGGTGGCACGGTGGCCGGGCAACCTTTTACAAAAATGGTATTTGTTTCTGGTTTCAAATTTTATTGCAATTTCGTAAAATTAACCCGAAGAACATTAGTTCCCTTCTAATGAAAGGATGTCTAAAATGGATAAGTCAACATACATACACGAAATTGTCAAACTATTAGAAAGATGCAATGATGTCGAACTATTAGACCTTATTTATCAAATCATGCTCAAAGCATCCACAGGCATTTAATCCAGAAAAGCATTTAAGCTTTTCCGCTTTTCAGAATCCATCTTACTAATTTTATCTACAATAGATAGGAATTCTTCATCACTGCGCAACTTTACAACGATGTCAGAAATGGCATCGTTGTTTTTTTGCTCTTTCGGTCGTTCCATCGGTATATCATACCCGGCAAGCCACATTTCAGCTACGTCAAGCACTCTTCCCATTTTGTATAACGCTTCTTGTTTTGGCTCATATCGCCCTGATAGATAACAGCTTATAGACGGTTTGTTAATTCCAGATCGCTCCGACAATTCAGCCGCTTTCATTTCTCTTATATCAAGGGCTTCTTTCAGTCGCTCTGACGGACTGGAAATTCTTTCGTATTGACTTTTCACATCATCACCCCTTTCTCGAAATGATAATAACACCGAAATTAAGAAAAGGCAACTAAAATTCATAAGCGGAGAAAAATAATTAAGTTTTCTTAAAATTTTGGCTTGACTTTTGAAATTATAGCAGTATAATAATCACAGAAGTTAAGAAAACTTAACCACGTGAGCCAACAGGCAGAAAGGAAATTGAAATGAACGCGACAGAAACGATCATCCGGATCATCCGCAACAAGATTGCAGTCATGAACACCGTGAGGAAAGAAACTTCGTTTGAAACGATGGAAAGATTCAGACATGAGCTGAATGGGATGATGGTTTGCTTAAAGAACGTTTCTTCGGCAAACCACTTCTACTGCATCAACTATCTCGATGACGGCGGTTTTGAGTTCGGCTACTACGACGAAGCCGGCAAATGGTTTTCCATCGAAAAGTAAAACGTGAGCCGAAGGGCGGCGGCTAAACCGCCCGGAAAGGATAAGCCTATGTTTTGGGATGAAATGAAAAAGTTTGGCTGCCAAACGATTATCCATTGCAACAG